AAAAAGCCGCTGCAAATGGGCAAGCACAAGCTGTAACCGAGACTAAAGTAGATGCAATTGTTGAATCTTTGGCCCGACAAGAGAAGATACAAGAGAAGACCAATGACCAAATTACTGCTTTGGTACAGGCTCTTCTGGCTAAACAATAGTGCGGTTAGTGTTCGCCCTCATCTTCTTTGTTAATGGCGAAGTTGTTGAGGAGCAGACACAGTATTACGCAAAGAAATCCCACTGCCTGTATATGTGTCAAGAATTAGCTAAACCCTCGCGCAGGTACGAGGCGGTGGATTGTGTTTGTAAACCAGAGTGGGTCGAGGTTAAAAATACTGTTATCCGATGAAGCAGCTTGTTTTTGTTCTATTTCTTCAGACGTTGAGCGGTGGGGTGGTAACTGAAACCACTCGCATTGCTACATGGGCAGATATAAACACGTGCGTTTATTTTGCTCGGAAGATAACTTTACAGTCTAACTCCCAATACGAAATACCAGTTTCAGCTTACTGTATTCCCGAATGGGTTGACCCAAAAGAAACGGAGATTTTTAAATGATTTCTGGTCAAGATTGGTCGGATAAATATACGTGGGGCGGGTTGATTCTCGCGCTTATACTATTTGGGTTTACTGTGTACGCTTTAATATTCAGGTAAGTGTTGCATTATATTATTAGCTGTACTAATATCCAATGTAAGTTCGTCTATCAGTACGATAACTGATCGGCCCGTAGCCGTTAAAAACGTACTCCGCCTGTAAAGGCGTAAAACCTTCCGAGGTCGCACCTCGTTAATCCGCGCTAGTTCGTCGCTGCACGATACGCAGATACGGATTAGCCGCTCCTAATAAGTCGGCTGATAAAGCGACTTATGTCGCATAAATTTTTTGCTACTTTATAGGAGCCTATCATGGCCTTAACAAACTTCGGGACGCTTACAGGCGACCAACTTCAAATGTGGAGCCGCGACTTTTGGCGCGTTGCACGAAACCAATCTTTTGTAAATCAGTTCGCTGGTAGCGGTTCAAACGCTATGGTTCAGCGAGTAACTGAGCTTACTAAAAACCAAAAAGGTACTAAAGCCAACATCACTTTGCTTGCTGATATGACAGGTGACGGTATCACTGGTGACAATACGTTGGAAGGGAATGAAGAAGCCCTCCGCGCGTATGACATCACCATTGAGCTAGACCAGTTGAGATTTGCAAACAGAATTGCTGGCCGAATGACTGACCAGAAAACTGTTGTTAACTTCCGAGAGCAGTCACGAGACGCACTTGCTTATGCAATGGCTGATCGATGCGATCAGTTGGCATTCTTATCTATGTCAGGTGTTGCTTACACTCACAAGAACAACGGTGGTTTAAGAGCTACTTCTAGCACAGCTGGACATGAGCTAGTTGATCTTGAGTTTGCATCAGATGTATCTGCACCAACTTCAGATCGTCACTTGCGAATCAACGGCGCTAATCTATCTGCCGGAGATACAACAGCTGTTACTAACTCTGACGTTCTGGGTTACAAGCACATTGTGAACTTGAAGGCTTTTGCTAAAGATAACTACATACGTGGAATTCGTGGTGCTGGTAACCAAGAAACTTTCCACATGTTTGTTACTCCACAGCAGATGGCTAACTTGAAGCTAGATTCTGACTTCATCGCTAACGTTCGTAACGCTGGTGTACGTGGTGCTTCAAACAGCTTGTTCGCGGGAACTTCTAGCCTGATGGTTGACGGCGTGATGATTCATGAGTTCCGACATGTGTTTAACACTTCTGGTGCTACTACTGGTACTTCATCTAATGCTGGAGCCGCTGGCTACAAGTGGGGTGCAGACGCTGATGTAATTGGCGGACGTGCGCTGTTCTGTGGTGCTCAAGCTCTTGCATTGGCTGATATTGGATTGCCTGAAATGGTTGAAGATACTTTCGACTACGGCAACCAATCAGGTATCTCTGTAGGTAAGATCTTCGGACTTCGCAAGCCTAAGTACAACTCTGATATCTCAGGGTCTGTTCAAGACTTCGGAATCGTTGCTCTAGATACAGCACAGTAAGTTTATCCCCCTCTTACCCCCTCTTCGGAGGGGGTTTTTTAAAGAGTAACTAGATAAGGTATTAATTATGTCTCGCATGAAACGAAGACTTGCTAGAAAAGCTCGCTCATCTACACCCAAGCCAGCGCCTCGCGGTCGTATGAGACGAAAGACAAAAACGAAGGCCGCAGTAGAAAAAACTCCTGTTACAGGTAAGAATACTTTAAAGAAGCCTAGCACTTCTGGCAAAACCGCCAGCTACACAAATACTAATCGACGCGCTCAGGCAACTAGTGAAGAGACAGGCAGCGTCAAAACAAAAGCAGGTAATTATCCCGTTTACAAAAAGAAGTCTGCAGCCGCGACCTCTTTTAGAACTGCATTCGCTAACGCTAGAAAGTCTGGTTACAAGACCTTCACTTGGGAAGGTAAGAAGTACAACACTAAAACAAAATAGGAATCAATCATGAAGATTATTAGTGATAAGCCATTACGAGTGGCAACTTTAGGAGGAACAGCAGTTCTTTTCGAAGCAGGTGTAGCGAGAGAGATTGCTGATGAAATTGGTTTATTAGCAATTCAAATGGGCGCTAAAGAAGTAAGTGCTAATACACCTAAAGAAGCTCCTGTAGAAGAGTCTTTACCTCAAGAAACAGAAGAGGGTAATGATGATTTAGTACAGGTGTTAAAGAATTTAATTGAAGAAGCTAACCCTAGTTCTTTTAAAAACGATGGTACGCCAAAAGCTAACATCGTAAACAAGATTCTAGGTCGCACAGTTCGTTCTGAAGAACGAGAATCGGCTTGGGAAATAGCACTAAACGCATAGGTATAGATTATGTCAGTTACAGTACAGTCAGTTATAGATAGAGTTCAAACAGTTCTACAAGACACAACAGGAGTTAGGTGGCCTGTTGTTGGAGAGCTAGTTTTGTGGGTGAATGACGCACAAAGAGAAGTAGCTCTGTTAAAGCCCGACGCTAGTGCCGTTAACAGTACTGTGACATTAGCAACTGGCACAAAACAAGACATACCTTCCGATGGTAACCGATTGTTAAAAGTTGTACGTAACATGTCTGCCGCTAGTGGAGGCACAGGTAAACGAGCAGTTCGACTTGTCTCTAGAGAGGTATTAGATGCCCAGACACCAGATTGGCACGATCCAACGGTTTCTGGAGATGCGTCCCATGCAAACGTCGTTAAACATTATCTGTATGACGAATCCAACCCCCGTAATTTTTATGTCTATCCTGGAGTAGCAGGTAGTGCTTATCTAGAGATTATCTATTCTGCTAATCCGTCAGTTGTTGCTCAAAGCGACAACCTGTCAATACCTGATATATTTGCTAACGCTGTATTAAATTATGTTCTTTACATGGCTTACATGAAAGATGCAGAGTTTGCTGGTAACGCACAACGCGCTTCTAATCATTATCAATTGTTTGTAGCAACTGTTACTGGGAAAGCGCAAGTTGACCTAGCAACCACGCCAAACATGGAAGCGAGAGTTCAAGCTCCCCCAATGGCGATGGCGAGGTAGGCTAAATGGCCGCTTACGAGTCTTTACTGCCAGAAATAATTCCTATGGTTCCAGGTTGTCCTGATACATTTATTGAGAATAGTATTCGGTCAGCTATTATCGAATTATGTGAGAAAGCCGCTGTATATCAACAAGAGTTAGATCCAATAACTACTGTGGCAAATATTTATGAATATGATTTTGAGCCACCAAGTCAGACTTCAGTACATAAGATACTTTGGGTTACCCATGACGGAAAAGATCTTGAGCCTATCTCTACAAGTTTAATAGAACAACGCCGTCCTGATTGGCGTAAGTCTGATTATTACGGTAAACCCGAATATTACATAAAACAAAGTCAGTCTTTGTTTTGGTTAGTTCCTGTTCCTTCAGAAACTAAAGTGTCCTCTACTATTATGCGTGCTCAGTTAAAACCTACACACGCTTCTACAGCTTGTAACACAGAAGTAATGGACGATTATAGAGACACTATTGTAAATGGCGCGTTGTTCAGGTTGTTAAGAACCCCTAGTAAAGAGTGGACGGATTATAACGGCGCTCAAGTCTACGCGAGTATGTTTGCGCAAGGTATTGCTGAAGCAGATCGTAAAGCTCGTCATGCAGATGAAGGGATTGCAAGGATTGTTAGTTACGGTGGGGTAGGTAAATATGGTGCTTGGAAAACAAGACGTAGATACGGCAGTGGTGGATAGCCCTGTAAAAACAGATATTAGTAAGAATTTGACTTGGGTTGCTCCTGGACTTAATGAAATTTTAGAAGATACACCGCAGCTAACTTTTGAACCAGCTGATGTATATGCTGCTTGTATGAATGGATCAGCAACTCTGTGGACTACATCAGACGGTTTTGTAGTAACTACAAGTGAAATTGACCCTTTTAATGGCGCTAGAACTTATTTGATTTGGTTAGCTTGGGCGAAAGTTAGAGGTAATAACTTAGTAGTAAAACATCAAGACTTTTTTATGGATCAAGCTAGGAAAGAAGACTGTAAAAATATAGAAGTAAGATCAGCAGTCCCTGAACTTGCGGCTTATGTTATTTCAAACGGTTGGAAAGTGGACACCGTTGTATATACGAGAGAACTATAATGGGAAGTAAACCAAAGAAACAA